GTCTCACCACAGATGAGGACTACATCAAACTCGAAAGAGGGGAGTGTTGCCCCTTCTGTGGTCAAACAAAAAGTAATATTTGAACCCAACCCAGGACCACAAACTAGGTTCCTAGCATCGACTGAGCAAGAGGTACTATATGGAGGAGCAGCAGGAGGTGGGAAGTCGTTTTCACTGGTTGCTGATCCAGTTAGATATTTTGCGAATCCACATGCACGAATGCTACTTGTTCGTAGGAGTACAGAAGAGTTACGAGAACTTATTTCTGTAAGTAAACAACTCTATCCTC